GGGCACTTTCCGATCAACGTAAGGAAAGTGCAGCAAATCCCGGTCCTCGGTATTCACATTTCGTTTTAGAAATTGAATAGTGGAGAATCTATGATTCTAATGGTTATTGTGTGCCACTCAAAATCCAGGCTACTAACCCGTTGCTTTAGACCAAATTCGTGAAATCGCGCGATTGGAAGTTTGATAACTCAAGCGATTGCTAACTCACAACATAATGAAATGTCAGAACTTGGACCTGACAAAGACACACAACAGATAACAACATTTGTTGATGATGTCAATATTGAGACTTATGAAAAACCACTTATGTCCACCGCCACTGCGTGGACAAAGATGGCTGAGGACGATAAGATGCATGATATTCATGCTATTCTTAAGCGTCCCGTAAATGTTCTGAACGGTGAATTTAATACCGCCTTCACTAACGTTACGTTGAAATTTCCGGACATTATCTTCCAGAAATCAGCGAACGTTGTGAAGAAGCTCGACTATTTTACATACTTTCGAGCCAATGTAAAGATCCGCCTTGTCTTCAATGCAACACCATTCATGAACGGCAAGTATTGGATGTTTTTCGCACCTTTCGATGCAGTTTCTAATCGCTCTGCTCGACTTGGATCCTTGCCCAACAACACGGGATACCCAGGTGTGGAAATTGATCTTGGATCAAATGCTCCCGTCGAAATTAAGATTCCCTATTGCGCACCACTTTCGCATTACAACCTGATCGACACGCATTCTAACATGGGAGAGATGTACATTGTACCGATCAATCCCGTGCAGACTGGAACATCACCCGTTGTCAACGGAGCGACTTTTACCATCTTCGCCTGGTTTGACGACATTGAACTGGCTATGCCAACATCTTTGCCAGTCACTGTTCCTGTTCTCCGTGCTCAAGTTGGCAATTCTGAAGAACATGCCGCTACCTCTGGACCTTCTATCTCAGGAGTCGCGGGCGGTGTCGCTTCAGTTGCCAGTGCCCTTGGCGGAATCCCTCTTCTGGGACCATGGGTGCGACCTGTTGAATGGGTTTCGCGTGCGATTGGTGGTGCAGCTTCAACCTTCGGGTGGAACAAGCCTGCCAATTTGGATAAGAACTGCTCATATTCGAACATCGCTGCCAAGGGCTATACCAATGCTGATGGCATTGATATGTCTTCTAAACTCGCAACGATGCCCGATAACGGACTCACATATGATAGTGGTCTCTTTTCAACTGAAATTGATGAGATGGACATAAAATATGTGGCCTCTAAGTCTTGCATCTTTAGGTCTTCAATTCCATGGACGATCACTGACTCCGTGGGGAAGATTCTGCATGGTAACGCAGTTTCCCCTGGAGTGACTGAAGGATCGGCCACGAAACTAGAGCCCACGACCTTGGCGTATTTGGCGTCGATGTTCAGATATTGGCGTGGTGGACTGAATTTCAGATTGGCCGTTGCTAAGACCGCTTTCCATACAGGCCGTCTCCGCATCACGTATCATCCTGGCATCTACACTGTAAATCCTTCCTCCATCAACGAGAACGCCTACAATTGGATTCTTGATCTATCAGTTTCTTCTGAAATCGAGATCAAGATCCCTTATGTAGCTAACGTTCCATGGAAAGAGACACTTGTGAACCCATTTGGTAATTCATTCTGGAATCGTGAAGACTTCAGTACAGGGTTTCTTACCGTCGAAGTCCTTACTGAGTTACGTCGCGCGTCAGATTCAGTTTCCAATAACTGTCCCTTCAACATGTGGTGTTCGGGAGCAGATGATATTTCGTTTGCTATTCCCGACTTTGGGAATTACTATGTACTTGATCCTACTGTAGTTGAGCAGCTTGAGGATGAAGATGAGGAAGAAGTCTTGAAATTTAAAGCTCAAGTTTTCAATCTCACACAATCCGCTGTTGAACACAATGAACAAACGGAATCTGATGCACAACTCGCCTTCCCCAAGTCGAGCATGTCAACAACCACTGCTGAAGAATTAACCATGGGTGAGAAAATTACGAATCTCCGACAACTTTGCAAGAGATTCGCGCCCATTGCGCAAGGATACAGTTATCCCTATAGGCAAGATTCAGATTCTAATCGGTGTTCTTACCCTGGACCGATGCCTCATG